TAAGAATGACATTCCTGTTCCAACAGTTTTGTCTGTTAAATCTAATGCGGCTGTTGCGCCAGCCATATCATTAAGGATAGGTCTCGCAGCCTTTGCTTTTTCAAAAAGAAAATTAAAAGATCCTGCGGCTAATTCAGCAGCTTTAGCCATTCCCTTTACGTGCTCTTCATTAGTTGCTTGGAACTTAGCCATATCTCTTAATTGAGGTATTATTGTTTCTCCAACAAACTCAGCATCTCTTTGTCTTGCGGCATTAAGTTGTTCCTGTGCGGATACACTTTCTAAAATTTGTTTTTCTAAATCTACTTCGCCTGCTTCTGCTGCTTTTCCTTCTAGATCGGCAAAGATTTCATCGGTTGCACCAAGCATCCTTCTAACTGATTCGTCGTCCGTTCCCAAAATTTGTGCAAGAGACTTAACCTCAAATCTTCCGAGCTGATCGACACTCTTTCCTGTTGCTGCTAGAGATTGTTTGATAAGGTCAATACGCTCTTCTTCTGTTGCATTTAATAATTGGACACTGTTTAGTTGCGTTCCAAACATTGCATTTAATTGTGCTGTCTTCTGGGCGGCACTTTCAAACGTGTCAAACCCTTGAGCAATACCTATCAATCCTTCAATGCTTAAGCCAGTTGCTTTTGATTGCAATGCAAGACCTTTAAATACTTTTTCCATGTTTCTGCCATGTGCAGCAAGTCTTGGAGCAGCAGTTGCAAAGCCTTGTACCATTCTTTGTGGAGAAACACCAATAGCAATGGCTGTTTGAGCTAAACTTTCTTGTAGTTCCATTGTTCCTTCGGTAGACATTCCAAGTGTTTTTGTTCCAAGTTCTAATATTTTAGAGGTGTCCTCAACGGAAATTCCTAATTTTGTAAACTTAAATGCGGTTTGTGTTAAGTCAGTTTGTGTATCTTTTGTTAACCTAGAGAAGTCACTAACTGAGTTAAAAAGACCTACAAATGTTTGTTTGGTATCTTCACTTGTCATACCAAAGCCAGCCATGTCTTTGTCTATTTCTTGTATTCTTTTAACAAAGTCACCACCCAGCCCTGTTGACTTTTTTAGCTCAACAGATAGCTGATCAAGATTAAATCCTGCTTTTTTTGCGCTATCTAGAGTTAAAACATTTGCATCAAACTCAGCAAAGTCCTTCGCCATTGTGTTTAGAGCAGTAGACATTTGTTTTATGCCCCTATAGGCTTCGCCCACCCTCTTAGTAAATTTTCCTACACTATCTTTTAGTTTGCTAAATCCGCTTTCTTGTTTTTCGTATTCGTCAGTAATTTCTCGAACTGCGGCTAATTGTTCTTTGAGTAATTTTTTACGCTCGCCAGAAGCCTTTTTAAGTTTACGTAAAAGTTGAGCTTCTCGCTTTAGTCCAGCTTCATATTCTAACCGAGATTTTTTGCGTTGATTAAAAATTTCGCTTTGTGCATCTTTGAGTTCTTTTTCTATTTCTTTACGCTCTGCTAAAAGTTTGTTCCCTTCTTCTATGGCTTTATTTCTTTCTTTCTGGATGTCTGTTTTGGGATCTTCTCCTGCTTTAGCTTCTGCTTCTTCTTTGTCAACTTGCTCTTTTAAAAGTTTGGTTAACTCTATAAGTGCTCGTGTGTTTTCTTTAAGCAGTTGTTCTTGGGTAGCCATAATTTTTACCTACTTGTCTAAATAGTGCTGAGAAGTAAAAATATGTATACGGGGATATTATCGTTTCTGTGCGCGTTCCATCGCTTTCTTTTCTTCTTCAAAATATTTGGAAAGACGATCAACCCACCACTGGCGAAGTTGGTTTGGGAGATTATATGCTTCGACAAAAGACCAATTGCCGTGTTGTTTTAAGAAAAAGAGTTGTTCATAAACCCCTTTTATGTAGCTATCCGTCAGGCCAAAAAAAGTTGGCTGTGAATGGTATAGATGTTTCGTTTTCAGTTCCACAATGTCTACAAGTTGATTCTTGAACCATATCAACATCAGGTAATACTTTCGTATATTCCTTGTTTAAAAAGTGGAGATCGCCCGCAGGCATAACATCTACAAATTCATCAACCAACCCCCTTTCTGTAACACCATTAAGTGAAACAATAAAAGATTTATAATGATCTGTCAGGGCACTATCAGGTAAGCCCATCTTTTGTTTTTTCTTTGCTCTTTCTTCTAAATATTTCTCATCTTTTGAGGTCAAAAGACGACACTCGACCTTTACCTCGGTTTGAGGAAGAGTTACAAAAAATGTCCCATTTTGGGAGAATTCTAGGGAGTCCAAAACTTCATCGTTGTTTTTTGTATCAACGTCGCTCAAGTCAAAAACATGTTCATAGAATTCACCACATTCTTGACACTGAAGGCGAACTTCATAATCTCCACCAAATGTTCCAGCACGAGCTGCAACAATGATAGCGTTCTTGTCGCCAATCAAAAGCTCATCAATAACAATATTCTTATCAACAAGAATATTTTGCAACATTCTTTCGATAGCAATACCTTTTTTCAATAAGCTCTTGGAAGTAAGAACATCCAACTCTCTTGCCGAAAGAAATTTAATTTCTACTTCCGAGCAATTATGCAATGGATGACTTGGTGGATAAAATTTTCCCTCTGATGGTAAAGCCACATGAGTCGTGGGCATTACGAAACCTAAAATTGATTGTAAGTTATCTTGTGGTTGTTGGAGGGGGGGTGTAGTTTGTTGATCTACTGATAATTTTTTTACACTATTTCGTGGCATTTAAACCTCATAATTTATTAAGAAGAAGTTCTAGGAATTGTTCCTGCTCCATTGATAACGTTAACAAAAGCATTATCATATTGGAGTGTTATAGAAACATTTAGTAGATCTTCTGTCTCGTAAGATAGTTCACCGAACTCTGCTCGTGTGATAAAAGCATTGTTGAGAACCCATTCTTCAATTCTGTTTCCATCTGAATCGAGAGTTGCGATTTTGACCTGACCTAGAGCTGCATTTACAGCTTTGTCTTTAGAAACTGTTCCAAATCCAGCAGTAACAGTAGGAGTTGTTGGTAAATCGTAGCCAGATTCTTCAAGAACTTTCATGATCTCTTGAGTAGCATTTGCACTAGGGTCAATCGTATCAACAATAACAGCCGTGATAGGTTGCCATGTTGTTTTTCCTGGATAGTAAAATGTGTGATTAAGAAAAGCGTGTGGTACTGAGCCAATTTCAAATTGTGGTTTTCCAACGCTCTTTACCAAAAATTCTCTTATACCGTTGGTGGCTGATCCACCAGGCATACTTAATACAAATTTATATCCTCTTTTAGGTTCTAATCTTGGGTCTGTCCAGAAAGTCATTTTTTATTTATCTCCTACTTTAATTAATTAGTAATGCCTCTTATTTAATCCTCAAAAGATGCGCCTGTGTTTGTAATAACAAAGTCAACCGCAATGAACTCGATTGCACGAGTTGGCTTTAAGAAAATCTTAGCATACATAACGTTTCTATCGATTAAATCAGGGGTAGTGGTTGTTGTGTCGAGAACAACCTTAAAGTCCTCTAGACCGAGCCTAGATTTAACACTTTCCAAAAATGGAACTGCTTGACCCGTGAATCTATCCCAGGTAACTTGTGTATTAGGGTCGAAAAGAAGACCATTTGAAATTCTTGAAATTTCTTTCTTCACATTAATCAATAGCCTTCTTACGTTAATTCTATCAAGGGCACTTCTTGTTGACTGAAGTGTCTTTTGTCCAAATACTACCAATCCTTCACTTGGGAATGAAGCGATTGGGTTGATGTTTGCTTCATAAAGTTTATCTCTATCTTTAGAAGAAAGTTTTTCAGTTACGCCGACGACCGGGATGCCTGCTGCTCCCGCTGTTAGTCCACCGCGATTAAATCCTGCTGGTGCAAACCAAACTTCTGAAACTGCTTGCGAATAAGATAATGTCCCAATTGCTGCAACCGAAGGTGGGCAATAGAAAGTTTTGCCAGTTTCTTCATCTCTTACCCTTGTCCAAGGATAGTATGTTGCCCCGTAACTGTTATTGATTTGCCTTGTCTTAAACGATTTTGCAGCATCTGCGGCATTACCTCTAACAGTACTGGCATCATCTCTAACCACGCTGGTTCTGTCTGGCGCTGGCGTGAAAGAGCTTGTTTTAATATCTATAATACCTAGGGCGTCACCTCTTGCCTCGCATACATCAATTACTCTATTAGTAAGACCATCTACTGAAATACCCGGTGCAGAAAGAATATTCATATCTACCAGCTCAGGGTCAGCACAAGTATCTATTGCCACTCTCACACTATTAAAAGCATAATTGGTTTTTTGAGTTACACTATTACCCATAACTCGATTATTAAAAGGCTCTGTTTGAGTGATGTCGTTTCCATTAAAGCCACCATTCATT